CACTCACAAAAGCAGGGAGCAAAGGAGCTCCCTTACCGCTCTACAGTCCAACGTAGAACGGGTACCACGCTACGGTAGTCAGCTCGTACCGAACCCTCCCAATCTGGAGGGTCGTCATTTCGGTACCACTGAGCGCGCTGCCACTGGAGATACGCATAGTTAGCGTACCCATCAGTGTGGCCCGACCTTTCGGCTGGACCAACCGCGATGCTCTGGACGACGTTGACTTGGTAGTCAATGGAGTGATTGACATTGCCAGTAGGACTGTGTCTCTTAGCGCCGGGCTTTCGCAAGCCGTGCGTTTTGAAATTACGGTCCACCCGGCGATCATCATACCTCCAACCCGCCCGCCGAAGATGCCGGTTCGGGTTCCCAGATCGCGGAACAAACTGAATAGCGAGCACCTGGTCCTCTTCATTGCTGAATAGGATAGGATTGCGACCACATGAATTTGGCGATAGTTTCTCGACCTTTATGTATAGGGCCGATATGACTAGGAACCGTCGTAGGTTCATGTAACCAAATGAATATGCTCGATTCGCCTGGTCAACAAGACCGGCAAGACCCGCTATGTCAACCTCCTCGGACGTTGATACGGCCACCTTGAACTTCAAAAACGAGACATCGTCGCCTCGCGAGAAGAACTTTCCGCATGATTCACGGAAAGTGTCGGGTCCAATGAAGGACTTATCGACGTTCACAAGGAATCCCAGCGTATCAAGATTGCGCACGGTGTTAGACGTCAGCCTATAGTCTAGGCATATGTCGTCACCAAAAACAGTAGGACGTGCGTAGCAGTTCCGGTCATCTTCATCAAAAGCATATTTGAAGATAGCGTCGGTATTACCCGGCAACCGGTCCTTGCAGAGGTCCTGGCCTAAAGCTTGAGACATACCTGTGCCAATGACGATGGCAGTAAACACTATGCACTGTATTGGGAAACACAATGCAGAGCCCATTGGCGCGAACTTCTCCTGTTTTAATTGGAAAAGTGACTTGAACCGCACCTCTGGCGAACGACTGGAGTAAAGGTCGTAAAGCAAGGGGAAGGGGAAAATGCCTTTAACCAATCTCCATGACACTAGATCAGACGCACTCGACAAATCAATTGTATCGATCAGTCGACGGAGACTACCCTCGCGGGCAGCCCGTTGATTATACGTCTGATCCTGCAAATGGCAGAACATCGCCATTCGCGATATCCGAAAGAACTTGTACAGCTGGTCACGTATGCCCTGTTGGACATACATGGTGCCTGCTGGCTCCATGCAGATAGTTCGCATGGTTTTATAGTTCTTAGGGACAAATGTCAGTTCGGCGGGAATCTCAAGCGTATCGTAATAACCCTGGTAATCAGGAAACAGAGAGTAGGCCCCAGCATAAAATCGTTGGTGTCGCTTAGAGAGCGACATGGCCTCGTTCTTACTCTCAATTCCCCGTCCAACCCGCTCGGCTGTGTAGCCGGGTCCATGATGCGGGGTGAACGCACTGTAATCGGTACGGTAACCTTCGAGTAACCATGAGACAATCTGTCTCAGGTTCTTCAGAGCAACCGGACTATACTCAGTGTGTGCCAACCTGATCTCGTTCTTGTACCAGCCCTGAAATGCGGCTGCTTCCAAGGCGTCATCCTTAAAGGGCGCTGCTTTCCCGAAGGAAAGAAAGCTCAAAAGGTAACGCATCAACACGGGATCACCTTGCCGAAACCACATGAGGTAGACGCGATAGACTGGCGTCTTCTCCATGCCCTTGATGTAGGTCTTAACGAAAGACCCATCACCAAGGGAACGCTCAGACTTCATAAGAGCGTCGGCGAGCAAAGAATAGGTTTTTATAACACCCTTAATATCCGCATGTAGAGACCGCACGAAATGTGCGACCGCACGCGGGGTTAGGGGAGCTAATGGATTATCCGATAATAGGCAAACCCAGGACAAGCTGAGTAGGCGCGCCGTGTTGTAATTAGGCGTACCATGCAGAAAACCCTGGGCGTATCGAGCGTCAGTACCGTCGAGGATGACGGGAACACGCCCGATAGTGGTGGGGATGGTAACCCTCC